ATTGTTCAAATTGTTTAAAACTTGTGTTGTTAAAGTAAATTCCATTATTCAAACATATTACAACAAAATGTACTATCTATTGGCAATGTAACCGCTACCGAAACCGACCAACCATAATGAACATTGTCCTGCTTTTTGTTAATCATTGTTGCTTGACCAAATGTCATTAAATTGCGTTCCAAATCTTCATTATCAATTTGCATAGATTGGATATATCCAACCATAATATTATTCATATCATCAAACCATTTATTCATGGTTGATTGTTTATCTGTTGTGTGGCCGGATTGCAAAAACATTAAATTAAAACTAAATGTTTGCGATACAATAAAATTGTTTGTTAAATTATTGGTAATCGTTACCGGAAATAACATCCAAATCAATGGATATTTTATATCTGATTGCGCATTCAATTCAATCATTGTACCATTTCCAAAGTAAAATGATTTTTCTGCTTTATTCTTGAATATTTCTATTAGCTTTTTCACTCAATAATTTTTGTAAATTGTTTTCATATTGCCTTTCAATTTGTTTATAAGTTAAAAATGTATAGGCTTCGCCAACTGATGTTTTTGAAACCGCTTCAATATCCTTATAAACTCCGCCTGCCAATCGTACCAAAGTTAAATATCCGCCAAATTGTTGAAGCGTTTGTAAACCTGCTTCCAATTGTATGTCTTCAACTTCGTTTTCAAACAAAGGTAAAAATTTATTTTTAATATCTTCAAATTCTTGAATGATAATGTTTTGGCAGAAAAGTGCAATTGATGCCGGCATGTTTAACCAAACATTTAATCTGTCTTTTATTCTATCATCAAAATTGTAATCGCCTTTTTCTAACAAACATAAATATGGCAGCGCGTTCCATGGTTTATCTTTTTGCTGCATCAACATTGCCTTCCAATCTTCAAATTGTCCAATTGGGCAATCCATTAATAAATGCAAATCAATGTCTTTTTTTTCATTCAAAAATTCGCCATCCATTAAAATTTCAATTAGTTGAATTATTTTAAATCGGCCTTCCAAACTAATGTTAAAAAAAATTTCTTCCGGTATTGGAATTAAATCAAAAACCACATTATCATAATCCTTTTCATTTATCTTTTCTGATATCGCTATGAATTGGCGCAGGCTAATTTCATTTAGTTGCGTTGGAAATTGATATTCTTTGTCAATCGTAATTAAAACCATGATATTTTTTTATTTGCTGCTTTTAAACCATTATAAAATCCATAACGCATTGCATCCATGCCATCATTGTTAAATTTTACCGGCTCGTCTAATGGCTTATTGTTTTTATCAACCTTCCATTTGTATGTGCGCAACTCTTTTACCAAATTTGGACTATCAATAACAAACAATGGCTTTGATTTTATGGCGTTAATACCATCTTTTACCGGTTTTTCTGCGCTATAAACATTCAATCCGGCTTCGTATAATTCTTGAATTGTATCCGGCCGCGCTGCATCTGCGTAAATTTGTATGCTGCCTAAATTTAAACTGCGCATTTTATCAATTAATCCGGCGGTTGTCAATCCGCTTTCATAAATTAATTCCTGCGCGTAAAATGTTGTATCTGACCAACCGGTTTTAATTAATGCCGTTGGGTGATTATAACCAAAATCCAAACCATAAACAAATGGTATGTCAATAGGGAATTGATTTGCTGCGCTCCAATGGCGGTAAATAAGGCCTTCAATGCGACCGGTTACGCCGCGCGCATAAACCTTCCATAATTCATAATCAATTGATTTAAGGCCTTCAATTTCATCAATAATAGATTGCGGTACATGTGGATTGTTTCGATAATCAGAATAAAGAAATGTTGCAATCGGATTGTTTAAATAATCTTCATGCACCCAAAATTCCGCATCCGGATTAAAATCAATGAAAATTTTCTTTTTTGTTCTGATAATCAATTGTTTGCAAATGTTTACATCAATTCCATTGGCTTCATTGATAAATAAATAATCGCGTTTGCCGGATTTGGCATCCTGCGCATTATCATAAGATTGAAATTCAATTGTGCTGCCATTGCGGAAAAGAAATGTGCGTTCTGATTTATTAAAACTTAAAATTTCTGCTTCAATTATTGGCGCATCCAAATAAATGTTTTGAAAATCACGCAGCGCACCGCGTTTTAGATTTGGAATATCTTGACCGACTATTGTAATCAAACAACCGGCATCGGTCAATGCAATGTATGATAAAACTTGTAAAATAGAATATGTTTTGGATGACCATGTGCCGCCTTGGTTTACAACAATTTTGGTATCTGCTTGCAAATTTTCATCAAACAATTCAGTTGTTTCAAACATTATTCCAAATCTATTTCGTTTTCTGCTTTTTTAATTCTGTGGTCTGTCCTTACAATTGATATTTGTAAATGATTATCCATTGTGCCGGTTACTTCTTGTTCAACTCGCTCTATGTATCCGCGCTTTTTGCCTTTTGTCTTCAAAAAAAAGATTGTTGCGGTTGTATCGCCATCGCGAATTTTGTTGTGTAATCGGCTTTCGGCAAAATCTAAAGTTAAATTGTCAATTTCTTCAACTGCCGCTTTATATTCAGAATCATTACCCATCCACAAATAGTGTGTGCTTCTTGCTATACCAACCTGCATGCATGCGCCGGTAACAATTCCCAAATTTTTTTCTAATGCTTCAAGCATAGCCTTTTTTTGTATGTCCATTTATGTATTGTAATGGTTTAAATATCTTTGTATTTTTCTTCTTTTAACTTTTCCATTATAAATCCGCCAATGTATAATTGTTTTTTAACCCAATAATCAATCAACTCTTTGGTTTCATCATAATGCTCCGGCTCAAATTCTATTTTAATTGTTTTTTTTGTGCCTTCCGATGTATCTGAATTATTCAATTGAATATCATCCGGTTTGCCATAATCAGTTTCATCCGGTTGCTGCCATAAATCCAATCCGGCTGCATCAATTAATTCGCTATCCCAATTGTTCGCAAGAATGTCAAAATCCCAATCGCCAAATGATACATTGTCTGTAATCATAAATCTGCTAATCTGCATTTTATTAAATTCAGTTGCCATAATAATTGGCACATCTTTTAATCCTGCTTCTTGACATGCGCGGTATCTTTGGTTGCCGCCAATTACAATCATTTCAGAATTAACAACAATTGGTCGCAAAAATAGCATTTCCGGAAATTCAATTATGCTTTTTAATAGCTTTTTGTATTTATAGTTTTTTATTATCCTTGGATTTGCCGGATTGATTTTTATTTTATCAATCTTGACTATTTCAATCGGCATTAATTTAACATCCATATTTGTTTATTTTAAATGCAATATATTCTTTTCCTTTACAAACTATTTTTTTAATAATGTATAATTCATAAATCTGTTTGTCATCAAAATTATATCTTTTTTGTAAAATATCCAAAAATGGTTTAACCGGATTATCTATGTCCTTTGCTGAATTGCTAAAACCAAATTCAATTTCTATGCTTAATTCGCCGGCAGGAATTTGCATTGGGGGTAATAAATAAAACAATTCTGTTTCATAGTTTTTGTATTTCTTGCTTTTATATCTTCGGCCTTGCCATGCTTCGTTTACCGATAAAGGTTGTATTTGTGCAATTCCTTTAGCCATTCTTTTTTTTCTTTTATATCGCCATATTTATTATGGCAATCCCTACATAATGCCATTAAATTTTCAATGTTATTTTTATCGCTTCCACCCATACCGCGCGCATCAATATGATGAATATCAACTGCTTTGCTTCCGCATGTTTCACATGGAATAAAATCTGTTGAATCAAAGCCAAAATGTTTAAAATAAACCTTTGTATGCTTTTGCATTTTTAATAAAATAAATTTAATTCATCCAATTCATTTTCATTTTCCGGAATTATTAGTTGTAATCCATAATCTGCAATTGCTAATCTTATGCCTTCGGCTGCTTCATAATCTTCATCCAAGTTTATTAAATAATACATTATTTGTACATATTCGCGGATATCCATGTGACCATCTGAAATTTCTTTTTTAGTTATTTCATAAATTTCATTTATTCTTTTTTGCCTTATTTTGTTTTTGTTTTCCATAACTTATAAATCATCATTGCACCAAATTGGCGTTTTTTCGCCAACCCATGCGCATTTTGTATTGTAATTAAAGAAATCAATTGCATCATCTTCGCTTAACCCATCTGCAATCAAAATGTCAATGCATTTTTTGACAGAATAAATCAATCTTAATGAACTATCATCAATTCCAATAATAGCATCATCATACCCATCCGCTTTTAATAAATCATCATCCGGAAACCATTTTAAAATTTGTTCTAACATTTTCATATTTGTTTTTTTAAATAAAATTTTATTTAATTCCCATTTTGGGAATTTAACTTGTCATTAAACAACCTTAATTGCATATAATTATCCCTTTTGAAGCTCATTTGCGTGTAAATGCGTATAAATTCGTATCAAAAATGAGCCACAAATTTATTTTATTCCACCATTGCGCCTATTTTTTCCACTATAAGGCTAAAATCAGAAATTATTTTCCATAATTTTAGTCAATCTAAAGGCTTACATTTTTCTTTTGTTTGTCATATTATATCCATACATTTTGTTAAATGTTTTTTTGGTGCTTGTTAAATGTTTGCATAAATTTTTAATAAAGTTTCATGCAATTTGTCCATTTAATTTGTTAAAAAACAGGACATTAAAGGCCATCAAATATTTATGCTTATTGACTTTTGTTAATTCTACCTATTAAATAAAAACATAATAGGTATCTATTTTTCAAATTCTTGTATCAAAAAATAAATTTGCCTTGTTGCATCAAAAACAAAATAAGGTATAAACAATGTCATTATTATTAAAAACCAAAATACATTAAAAAACAATATTATATTTTTTAATATTTTACTTTTAATTTTCTTGGATAAAATAAATGGTAAACATGCTAATTTTTCAATTATAAACTCTGTTGTTTTGCTTTTCATATTTTTAAAATTTAATTTGTTAATATTTTATTTAATTAAAACTTTGCAATAAAATAATTCAAAGGTAATCCCCCACGCACAATTAAATAATACAATGTCCCACAATCCAAATATTGGTTTATAAAATATAATTGTGCAAGAAATAAAAATTATCATTAATGCTTTAAACAAATGCCAACCATCTGTTAAGAATGACAAAATGGTTGATGAAAATAAAAACTTTTCGCCTTTGCGGATATTGCCGGCCTTCCATTTGTTTTTCCAACTTAATCGCCAATCCCAAAATTGTTTGTTTTTAAGGTTTCCAAATATGGAAACATTATATCTTGTTGATAATACATCCATGCAGGCATTGCATATTGCAACTAAAACAAAAAAAAACAAACTCATAATCCTAAATTTTCTTTTAATAATTTAATATTCAATATCTTAAATGGTTTTGAAACCCCTTTGCCAAATAATTCCCTATTTATTCTACGATTATATTGCGAATCAAACAATTCAAAATTATTACAATCCATTTCGTTTGTCACAATTTTTATTTTTTTTGTGACAGAAGATACGCCAATGGTTAATTCATAATAGTTTTGCATGCAGCAAATTAAAACAAAAAAAACCGCAGCACCAAATAAATGATGACTGCGGTAGAACTCAAAACAAAACATTCAAATGTAATCAAATTAACTTTCTAATGAAAGTTTATATTCAAGATATTTAGTTTGATTAAAAAATTCATTTCCAATTTTAACAAACCGAACGCCATTATCTGATTTACCTTGTTGTCTATA